AAACGAGCGCTGCTTGAAATTTGAATGTTTTTGATTTTCCGTGTGGGGTGACGGGTGTTCGAGACCCGCGGGGGTCAAACACGATTTTGACATAGCCCGCAGCAGCCGGCATTGTGGACAGCCGTGATCGGTGTCATTTGTGAATGGTGTCCGTATATAAGCAAACGTACGTGACGTACACTACCTTATGAATGGCGACCAAGCGGTTCCGGAAGGGAACGTACAACAGTTACTTCAAGAAGAAGATGAGTCGTCGTGGGAAGTACTCACGGACTCGTCGAGCGGGGAGTTTCAAAGCTCGAGTGACGAGTGTTCTGATGAAGAAAGCGGAGACGAAGGACTTCACGGTGGGGTTCGAAAACGTCCAACTCTATCACAACGTGGGTGCTGATGCATTTGGATTTACGCGCTCAATTGCGGATCTGTTCAATCCGTGGTCTAGAATTACTAAGGGGACTACGTCTTCTACTCGTATTGGTGATGTAATAACGCCTAGGGGCATGTCATTGAAGCTCTACATGGCAAACAAGACGGATCGTCCTAATACTATGATTCGCATCGTGGTGGCAATCTTACCGAAATCTGTTGGTACAGTGGTGACTACCAATCTATTTGACCCGTTTGAACAAGTGCAAAACTATTCCGACGTGCAGAATGCTATGTGCCTTAACTGTGACAAGGACAGGGGTGTGAAATTCCTGTATGACAAGATTCATCGCATGGGTGCACAAGGCTCAATGCTGACTACGGGTGCTGTAGCTGGTAACAAGGAGTTGACAAAGGTTATCAAGCTCTGGATCAAGCGTAAACGCTCAAACAATATCGTATTCGATCGTGAAGCTCAAAACATCGTAAACAAACCGTTGGCTGTGTATGCAATTCCGTATGAGCAGTATGACACGTCAGTTATATCTAATGTGGCGAGCATTGGTGGACAATTGCGCATGTATTACAAGGACGTCTAGAGCGTCATTTGGGTGGTGACTCGACGAAAGAGCTCGTTGGGATCGGTGAATCCGCCCGTGGTAGCAAAAAACTCAAGGGTGTGGACGGATGTGATGTAGATGCGCTTGGGCCTCCATCCGATGAAGCCTCCTTTGATTGGGACTTGAATAAAATATCTGTCAATCTCTTTAAGAAGGCGCGCAGGGCATTTGAAATTCTCGAGAGACATGTTATCATAGAGTACCGCATCCTCTCCTGAGTAGCCGTCTTTCCATTTATATGAATCATCAACTGGGCAGTCGTAGAGCGTAGCCTCTTTGTCATGCACGTAACGGGTCTTGCCTGATCCGGGTGGGCCTTGAATCCAATAGACTTCTGGGGCGATATCTTTGTCGACACGACGTAGTTTCTCTGATACAATCATAGAGTGTAGCTTTTGAATACCTCCGTGGTACTGGACATAGGTAGATTTGTGCTCGGTTGCGTCGATAACCTCAGAGAGACGGATGCCGTCTCGTGCAGCAGTAGACACCTCGTCAACGAGGTCTTGTAGCGTTCTCTTCTTACCGTTCTCCATAGGGCGTTCTCCATAGCTGGTTAATTGACTCTCTTTGGAAATATAGACATCATTCTCGGCGAAGGTCCCTCTCATCTGTTCGATATGAGCATCGGGAAAAATTTTTTTCCATCCGGTGAAACGCATGGCTTTGGTGGAGTAGGCCCATGCTTGAGCATGGCGCTTGTTAGTTGTTGGGCAGGTCTCCATTGAATATGCAAAGTATTGTAACTTGACTGGAAGTTCCGTGGGCACATCTGAAAAAATAGTCAAGCAGGCACCGCGAAACGTTGAGTTCTGGTTTGTCGCAAGCATGTTTGTCGCAGGCTGGTTCTGGGTAATACTGGCCAGAACCTAGCCTTTATAGGCGTTCGAGATTTTTTTTTAATTCAAACGAGCGCTGCTTGAAATTTGAATGTTTTTGATTTTCCGTGTGGGGTGACGGGTGTTCGAGACCCGCGGGGGTCAAACACGATTTTGACATAGCCCGCAGCAGCCGGCATTGTGGACAG